ATACGACGGAAGTTAAGCAATACCATCTTGCCTACTTCTAAATCTGTATTTGAGTCTGCGGCTAACGCAACAAACTGGCTATCCATGCGAGACTTATATGACATCATTGCCGCTTTAGATAAGTCATCAACCTGATAAATGTTTCCAACATCAGCTGACTCGTATGCAAGACCATCTTTTTGAAAGTATAGTTGTCTTGAGTTAAACAAATCATTCGGAGCTTCTTCAGCAATTCTAAATGAATCGCTAATCGGATCTTGTAGGTTAGGACTTAGATTGGGTGCGTGTTCTTTATAATCAAATCTTTCTTCGGAGTATACCTTTGACGAAATATCAATTGATGTAACAAAGGCTGCAAGGGCTCCGCTTGTAACATTAGTAAAAGTTTTGTACCCACGTTTAATCACTTGTTCAAATACATTTCTATTCTGATTTGGCAAGTTTCGTAGAGCCTGAGCATCCGGATCAGTATTAATTTGGTTTACGTTTCTTAGCTCGACTGTGTTATCATCTCTGGTTAACATATCACCATATGACTGTAGCTTTACCTCTCCGGTATTTACGGTCTCATATAGGAACATCGGAGACTTATCTTCTCCAAACGTGTTTTCCAGAACAAGGTCAATCGCAGAGTATGGTTTAGTATATGGATATACAATACGATGCGATGTGCCACCCTGTGAAATAACATTTACCGGTTCGTTTAAAAAGTCTTCATGGATCTTTGCAACAATCTCTGAACTTTTACCACGATAAGACCGGGAAAACAAATTAACCGCAGATCTGTATCGCTTGTCAGATATCAGCTTAAGTACATAAACACCGGTGTTATCATTTACCTGTTTGATATCTTCAATCTTATTCACACGGAAAGCTAATTCGATACTTTTGTCTTTAAACGTATAAAAGAGCGTAATTACCTCTTGACCAATAATAGGAATAGTAGACAACATTGCACTGTTATCTACAATAGTCATTTGTGCAGTTAATGAATGCTCGAAGATACTCTCAAAGATTTGAAAGTTACTTACGTTACGAGTTAAATCAAATACCTGACTTGAGTGCGAGACTAGAGTACAGTTAAGATCCTGTATCTCCCTCGACGTGGTAGCTCTAATATCTTCACTCATGCGCTTTTACTCTGCATCTCTTTCTTGAACTCACGAGCTACTTCTCGAATAAATGTAGGTTTAATTACGCGGATCTTTGACTTCTCAATGTTCTGTTCATATTCCCATTCGAAGTTTGTTACTGGTTGAGTACCGGCAGTGCGTCGGATTGTTTGCTCGCCTGTAGATACGTCAATATGGTATCTCGGTGCATATGCTTTTTTAATCACAGAGGATGTATTCAAGAAGTCCTGTGATTCAGTACCGTAGATACCTTCACCCTCTTCACGGAATGTTCCTTGAGTTGGTTTAATCTCTACATATCCAAGTGTTGGGTATTTTGCTACGACGGTTCCAAGCGCATCACTAACACCACCCTGAACTGTTTCGCCAAGTTTAAATTTGCCAGCAATCTCATCGAATCCTGATACTCCGAGCGGAGCACTGATTGCAGCCAACCCTTGATATTTAGATTCTACAAAGTCTGCAAGGTCTGCAGTTCCCTTTGGCCAATCATTAAACGCATTAAACAATCCGTTATTAATAATAAAGAATGTCCAGTAATAGTCAGTAGTACCATAAAGTTTATATGACACCATATCAGGACGTTCGCCTTCCGAGATATTGTAGTACGAATAGAACGAAACATCATCAAGATATTTTGTACCAATACGAGTAAAGTGTGTAAGGTTGGTTAGCTGTGTATAGTAACCATTACCTTTTAGATCATAAGGTACCTTTTGAAAATTACTGAAATAAGCCATTAGAATCCCTCATTAATGTTTTCGCGAGTGATAGGCTGCAACTCTTTAAATGCAAGAGCCATAACAATCTCAACAGGTCGGTTACCTTGCTTAAAATAACTCATCGAATTTGGGTTAAACGATACATTACATGATTCTAAAAATACTTCTGGAAGCTTTGGCATACCATCCATGTTTTTAATTTCAATCTGAAATGCATCAGGAAAGTTAAACGAATATTGGCCAGCAGCAGTAGGATACATGCCTCGTCTAAACCATTTTACAATCTCTTCAGCTGCCCTTGATTCACCTTCATCATCAGGAATAAATCTAAAGTTGAATGAGAAGTTTCTCATACCAGGCGATTTATACAGCATAAACTCCCTTGGGTTAACCGCGACCTGAGCTCTTTTGTTATATTCTTGTGCCGCTGCTTGTGCAACAGATCCAGCACCTACCGCACCGAGGATACCACCAACAATACCACCTACACGACCAGGAACGGCAGAACCTGCAAGGCCACCCGCAGCAGTACCAAGACTTTCTGCACTGTTCATTGCAATTGCCGTAACATCAGCTTGTGTAACATTTGCTGGGTTTGTGCCTGAGATGAGTGCGGCCGCTGCACCACCCGCCACACCCGTTGCAGCAGTCTCAAATACCGCGTTGTCATTAATGCTAAATGCCATAGGCATATATAATGATACGTGGTCTGTCGTAATTAAATCGACTCTTGAATTTCCGCCTCGTGTATTGTATTGTGCCTTGTGCTTAGTAAAAAGCACAAATGGGTCATCAGTCTGATCGACTGAGTTCGGGTAGCGTGAGATAATACCGCCAGGCTTATTAGCTTCCTGTCGTACGGGATCAAAAATTCGGTTTAAAAAGTCGGCCATTATTAGAATCCTAAAAGGTGTTTAAGGTATTTATATGACTTACAAGGGCAAATACGCAGTAAAAGACAAGAAGAAATACGTAGGCGATCCTGACAAGGTAGTTTATAGATCCCTCTGGGAAAGACAAACATTTCGTTGGGTAGAGAATCAGCCACACATTATAGAGTGGGGTTCAGAAGAGGTAGTTGTACCATACATCTGCGAAACTGATCGTAAGGTTCATCGCTACTTTATTGACCTATACTTTAAAACCGCTGATGGTAAAAAGTATCTGATTGAGATCAAGCCAGCGAAAGAAACAAAGCCACCAAAGAAGCCATCGCGCCAAACAAAAAGGTATTTATCAGAGGCACTCACGTATGTAAAAAACCAATCTAAATGGAAGGCTGCACACAAATTTGCTCAAGAGAACGGTGCAACATTCCAAGTATGGACAGAAGATACCTTGAAATCGCTTGGTATCAAGATCATTAGCCCAAGAGCTGCAAAGCCGAAGAAGAAGTGATATAAATAAAGGTATGGATTCATTAATACAAAAACTAGAGTACGAAGCATTTAGATCTGGGGTTCAAGCCCGGACTACGCAGTCACGTACGTGGTTCAGAAACAAGATGAAAGAGATGGGCGACGTAAATAGAAATCGCCTACTAAGAGATCCTGCACTACAAAAGAGACAACGTCCTGGTGCGGGTAATATGTACATGTTTTTCTATGATCCAAAGACAAAAGACTCTCTCCCATATTATGACTCTTTCCCATTAATCATTATGGTTGAGGCTGCACCTGGTGGATTCTATGGACTTAACCTCCATTACTTGCATCCTACGCTGCGTGCAAAACTTATGGATGAGTTGTTGTCAATTACGAATAATAAAAGATACGACCAGTCGACAAAGTTCAAAATGTCATATCAGATTTTAAAAAGTGCAAATAAGCTAAAAGCATTTCAACCTTGCTTTAAAAGATACTTAACCAAACACGTTGAATCAAGCTTTGCGTTGGTAGAGGCTCCTGAATGGGAAGTTGCCTTGTTCTTGCCGACCGAACAATTCCGCAAGAAGTCTGCTCGCGCCGTATGGGCTGAGTCACGAAGGAGTATGTAATGGCATTACCAGCCGGAATCGACAATTTAAAGGCCTCGATCTCACGTCGTGGTGGCATGGCAAAGGCAAATAGATTTGCTGTATACATTAGCCATCCAACTAAGAAGGTCGACTTAATCAATACTGACCTCAACTCACTTCTTGGTAATGCTGCGTCACGTTTGATTCAAGGGCAATCTCCAAACCTCGGTTCTTTCTTTGAAGATCCTCGAGATGTATTTTTGTTCTGTGAATCAGCTACACTGCCCGGGCGTCAGGTAGCTACAAATGATTTCTTTACTGGTATGAAGGGTTATAAGAAACCTTATGCCTATTTGAATGATGATGTAACTCTCACATTTAATCTTACAAACGATTATTATATGAGAGATTACTTCAAGACATGGATCGATGAGATCTTTCCATATACTAACGGTCAAAGAAAAGTTAACTACAAAAACAGATACTGTACCGATCTGATTATTCAACAGATGGGATCGAATGACTGGATTCCGGCAAAGAGTGTTGTGCTTAAAAATGCATTTCCTGTCACACTGTCATCGATTAACTTAAGCAACTCATCTGAGAATACTATTTCTCAAATCACGATTACATTTGCATTCGATGATTGGGAAGATCAAGGTGTGGTTACTGGTGCAAGCCAAGGGATTTTGACAGGGCTTGACGCGGTGACTAACTCTATAAATACAGTAAGGAACATCGGGAAAGTTCTCGGTTTTTAATTTTATATCATAGGAGTGAAATGAAATGGCTCTGCCACAACTAAATGTACCAAAGTATGACTTGAGTATTCCATCAACCGGAGTAGTAGTAAAATATAGACCTTACTTGGTTAAAGAAGAAAAATTATTGATGATTGCTCTTGAGTCGCAAGACGAAAAGCAGATGACAATGGCTGTAACCGATATTGTTGATTCTTGTACCATGAATCAACTAAAAATGCCTAGCCTTACAATGTTTGATATTGAATACATCTTTACAAAGCTAAGGTCTAAATCAGTGGGTGAAACCGCTAAAGTGAAATTGCCATGTACAAAATGCGAAGAAAAGAATTCTGTAGATATCGACCTAGAAATGGTGCAAGTGACTGAAAAGCCAGATACTAAAATTCAGCTGACTGAAGATACTGGCTTGATCATGAAGTTCCCATCGTTGAGCGATTATCAGGATGTACAAAATTCAGATGCTAGCAATGTCGATAAGATCTTTGCTATTATTGTGTCAAGTATTGACAGCATCTATTCTGGCGATGAAATGTTTGATACCTCCAGCCATTCTAAAAAAGAATTGTTGGATTTTGTTGAGTCACTCAGTGCTGAGCAGTTTAAGAAAGTTCAAGTTTTCTTAGATGCGATGCCTGCGGTTTACATTAATGCGCTTTTTGAATGTGAAAGTTGTGGAGAACACAACGAGATTGAATTGAAAGGTTTGGCGAATTTTTTCGGCTAGCCCTTTCTCATACCAGTTTGGTAGACTATTATAAAACGAATTTTGCTTTAATGCAAAACCACAAATATAGTTTGACTGAGCTGGACGGTATGTTACCGTGGGAAAGGGAAATTTACGTTGTTATGTTAGTTGAGCATTTAAAGGAGCAAGAGGAACGCTTCAAAGCGAAGCAACAACGTAGATAGGAGCTAACATGGCTGAACAAAAAACGATCGATGCCGCCGCAGTAGAAGGCATCGATGTAAACGGTGATGGACATATCTCAAAAGAGGAAATGGACATGCACCTGGAATTTAAACGTAAAGCATTGGAAGATGCTGACGCACAACGCGATGCAATGCGGAAGATGACTTGGTTTGCACTGATGGGTATGTTGCTATATCCGTTTGCAATCTTGGCAACTTCTCTATTGGGATTAGACAGTGCTGCAAACATTATTGGTGATATTGCACCAACATACTTTGTAGCAATCTCTGCATTGGTTGCTGCATTCTTTGGTGCTGACGCACTCAAAAAGAAGTAAGGTAGAATAAAATGGCCGAAAC